GCCGCGGTAGGCGAGCATCTGGTCGGGGTTCTTCTTCCATTGTTCGTTGCTGGTCTTCCAGCCGCCGACCGTGCCGACGATCTCGCGCGGCTCGGCGTCGCCAAGCAACTTGCCACTGACGACGACGCTGCGCTGGTCGCCCAAGCCGCTGTAGCGGTAGTCAAGGCTGCCTTGCAGCTTGCCGCTGCTGTTGACCACGGCCGCAATGAGCTTGCCCTCGTAGCCAAGTTTTCCGCTCAATACGTAGGTGTGCTGGGCCACGCTGAACGGGTCCATGCGCCAGCGAAACGCCTGCGCCGCGACCAGGAAGCAGTCGCCCAGCTTGCCCTCGCCGCGCAGATGCGCGGGCGCCAGCGAGGCGCTCGACATCAGCTTGGCGACGCGCTGCAGCTGCGCAAAGATGTCGGAGTCTAGATAAACCGCGACGGGGTCGTTGAAGTCGACCGCGACGCTGCGCGCGGCGGTCGGCAGGGTGGTCGCGTTGCTGGTCATGCTGCGTCTCCCTCGATGATGCTGTGTTGGATCTTCGCGGCCGCCCAGGTGGGCAGGCCAATCTCGACAACGCCATCGGCGTAGCCGGGCCATTTGCCGGAGTCGATGCACGCCGCGAACCGGCGCAGGATCTGGTCGAGCTGCTGGTCCGCTGCGTGCGCCGCCTCGGCAGACAGCGCGGCCACATAGTTCAGGTGCGGGGGCTTGCTGCCAACGACCAAGAACGCATGGCTGGCATTCTCGATCTGCAACAGTCGCGCGACGCGGCGGAACAGGGCGTCGGACAGGTCATATCGCAGGTTCGCGCAGGTGCGGCGCCATGCCTCGGGGTTTGGGGCCATGGTGGTCTTGAGGTTGACCGACAGCCCAAGCTTGCCGATGAACAGATCCGGACGCGTCAGCAGGCGCAAGCCGGTCTCCGGGTCGGTTGCGATCATGGTCGCCTCGGCGACGCCGCCGGCCCGCAGCAGCTTCGCGGCGGCGGGGTTGCTCATCAAGGCGCCGTACATTGCGACGATGCGCATGTGGTCAGTGAAGCTGACGATCTCGCGGCCGCCTAGGCTCTCCTTCCACTGCTTGCCTTCGCGGGTGGCCAGCGACAGGCCGTCCGGCTTGACCGCGTAGCGCGCGTGGAACGCCTCGGCGCCCTCCAAAATGTAGGCATGGGCGGCGCTGCCGAATGCCATTGCTGGCGTGGCGTCGCTGATCTCGCGATCAGGGTTTCCCCGCCAGAACGCGTATGCGTGGGCGGGGCACTCGGTCTCGAACGCGACGAGGTCCGAACCGGACACCGCACGCGGGCCGAAGGTGCCGTGGTCGAGATACTGAGCAAAGCTCAGATTGTGGTGTATGCCATCAGCGATCATTAATCTCCCTCCTCAGTTGCGCCCGAACCCAAGCCCGGAGCGTCTCTAGCCTTTTCTGCTTTTGCCCGCGCGGCGCCATCATCGCAGCACGGACAAGGCGGCGGTGCGCAGCCAAGGCGCGCCGCCGCTTTGACGCGTCAGGCATCGCCGCGCTCGATTTCGGCGAGGTCGTTGCGCAGGTCATGCAGCAGGTCGTCGATTGCGTCTTCAACCTGATGCCCGGCCAACAGCAGCTGCTCGACGCTGATGTCAACATTTGCGATGTCGCGGGTGGCGCGCTCGACGTCGGCAACCAAGGTGCCGATGCGGGCGCGGATATCGGCCAGAGCGGCATTGCGCATGAACCCGATGTCGGTGTTGACATCGCTGGCAATTTCGGATCGGACAGACATGGCGCGTTCCTCCAGGCGGATGAATTGAGCGAACATCAGACCACGTCCTCGACCACAAGGCCCTGCGGGGCGAGGGCGGGACGGGCTTTGGCGACGGCGGCGAGGATCGCGTGCGCGGCGCGCTCAGCGTCCTCTATGGTCAAGAACGTGATCGTGTAGCGATTGAAGTCGCGATCTTTGGCGGTAAGCCAGAGCCAGCTATTTGTCTTTTGATTCCCAACTTCTGCGATCATTTCGCTGCCGCTGGTGATGCTGACGCTTGCATTCATTGCCATGTTGCTCTCCCTCGAAAACCGGCGGCCCCACGCCGTCGGTGCAGGCAAGCTAAGGGACACGTGTCCCCGGCGTCAACATCTTTTTTGACATTCCGGGACGATTGTCCCATGATGCGCACATGATGCAGATCGACTGGCATACCGTTCACGCGGTCGCGGACCGCCTGGGCGTCCCATACGAAACCGCGAAAAAATGGCGTCAACGGCGCATTCCGCCTGCGTGGCGCGCGGCGATTTTGGCGGTGCTGAACGACCGCAAGAGGACGCGATTTTATCGCGACGAGCATCTGCCGCAGGGGCGCGCAGAATGACCCTAATCGAAAAAATCGTCATGTGGCTACGCACGCAGACCGGGCCGGTGCCGGAAGCCGACATCGTTGCTCGGTTTGCGCCGCCGCGCGCCACAACGCCTCTGACCGAGGCGAAGCGCAGGCAAGCGCTGGCGATCGCGCGGCATCGTCGCGGCTTCATCGTCAAAAGGCTCCGCGAGGCAGTCGGCGACGGAACGCTAAGCCGTGAGGGCGACGGATTCTTGCCGCGGCCGCCGCGTTTGCGGCCCAACAAAACGCCGGTCATGCCGGTGATTTTCGAGATGCTGCGGCGGGCGCCTGATAACACGCTGCTTGAGTCCGAAATCGCCGCAGAGATGGCGAAAAACGGCGTCAGTCTGGACCGGCTCAGGAACAACATCGCGGGCCGAATCGCGCGCGGGCAGATCGAGCGGACGGGCGTCGGCGATGCGCGGGCCTACAAGTTGCTGCCGCAGGACGTTGCCGACCGGCGCGTCATGTCATGGGACGAAGCGCGGGAGCAGACCACGGCCTCGCGCGTCGCCGCGGCCGAGTCGCTGTGGGCGTCGCTGATGGCCGGTCGGCGGTATGAGGATCACCCGCGCGCCAACCTGAATTTCAACCCGGCGCGCTTTGACAGGCCCGCTCAGGTCGTGTCGCGCAATTCGACCGCGCAGAGCGTGATCGAGGCGCGCCCATGAAGCGCGCGCTGCCGTTGCGCTGGTGGGCTGGGGTTATTGCCGGGGAACCTGCGAGCAAGGCCAATTCGCGGCGGATGGTGCGGCGCGGCGGCAAGGTCGCGTTCATCAAGTCGCAGAAGGCGCTCGATTACGTCGACGCGCTAAGGTTTCAGGTTCCGCGGTTGCCCGAGGCCGAGCAACTGCGCGGGACGCTCAAGCTGACCGCGCGGGTTTTTTACGCCTCAAGGCGGCCGGATCTGGACATTTCGCTGATTCTAGACGCGCTTCAAGACAGGATCTATCAGAACGACCGGCAGGTGCGCGAAATGCACCTGTACCACGGTCTTGACCGGACGCAGCCCCGGACTGAGCTGCACATCGAGGAGGTTCTCGACGATGACGATCACGAATGACGACCTATCGCGTTTTGCCGACCGGCTCGACCGGGTTCTCGACGAGGTCGAGACGGCCAGCGCGGCGCTCAAAGATCTGAAAACCGAGATCAAGTCGGCGGGGTTTGACCCGGCGGCGCTGGTTTCGGTTGCCAAGCTGCGGCGCGATGACCGCAAGCGGGTGCGCGCAGAAGAACGGTTGCAGGCGGTGGCGCTCTACGCCGACCGCCTGGGGGTGCAACTGACCCTGATCTGAACAGCCCGGACCCTCCCTTGGGGGCGTCGGCGGGCGTCCCAGCCAAGCAATTGATCCAGCGCGCAAGCGTTAACGGGTCTCCGGGCCATGTCGTTACCCGATGGATCGAACCCGCCATTCAAAGCCAGCGCGATCTGACGCAGCTTGACTAATGATTGTGATTTGCTTAGTCTGTCTAAATCCAAACGAAAGGATTTTAGCGATGGACTCGGCAAGGCTCGAAGCGGCAAAATGCGGCCATAATCGGTACAAGGGAAATCCCTGCAAGATTTGCGGAAACACCGAAAGATATACGGTGAGCGCGTCTTGCACCGCATGCCAAAAGCGACACAACGACAAGGCGAAGCTCAGGATTCGTGAGCTTCTGCAGCAGGCGAGGAGTGTCGTGTGATGCGCTTTTATTCCTTCCACATCGGCGACTATGCGAGCCACACGCGGCACCTGACGCTGATGGAGGATCTGGCATATCGGCGCCTGCTCGATTTGTATTACCTGCACGAACGCCCGTTGAACGCCCGTTCAACGGACGTTGCACGGGCCATCAACATGCGCGACCACGAGACCGAGGTTGCGACGGTGCTAGCCGAATTTTTTGAGCTTGTGGACGGCGAAGGATGGGTCAACAGGCGCGCCGATGAGGAAATTGTGCGATGCAAAAATAAGCAAGAACAAGCCTCTAGGGCCGGAAAAGCATCGGCTCAACGGCGGTTCAACGCCCGTTCAACGGACGTTCAACCACCCATTACCCATGACCCATTACCCATTACCCAAGAAGAAACAGGAGAGGTATCTCCTAGAATTGAGGGGTCCGGGGAGTCGCGCGCAGAGCGCGCCGACCGAGGATCGCGCCTGCCGAGCGATTGGACGCCGTCGGAGGAGGACCGGGCGTTCGCTGAGGCGGAGGGCATAGACCCTGACCGCGAGGCGGGCAGTTTTCGCGATTACTGGCACGGAAAGCCCGGCGCGGCCGGGCGCAAATCAAACTGGTCCGCAACCTGGCGCAATTGGGTGCGCCGCTCATCGGAAAGGAAGCCATCCCATGTCGAACAGCCTCGCTATCGGAACGGTTTTATCGCCCTCGCTGAAAAGCGCGCTCGCGAGGATCGAGACCGCGCAGCCGGGGGAACCGTTATCGATCTCATCCCAGACGATCGCCGAGGCGCGGGTCGCGATGGCGGCCGCTGACGCGGCGCTGCAGCCGGCGCCGGGCGAACTGGTCGAGCGGTGGTTGGAGGCTCTCGGGGCGTTGGTCGCGGTCGCCGCAGGCGAAGCCGAGGCGGCGCGCAAGATCCGCGCGATGACGACGATGCTGGAATTCCCAGCCAGCGCGTTCAACCGGTCAAGTTTGAATTCGGCGGCGCGGAGGTTCAAATTCTTCCCGTCGTACGCTGAGCTTTGCGAGCACCTTGAGGTTGAAACGGCCGAGGCGAAGCGCCTGCGCCACCAGCTGCGCCGCGCAGTCGCGCTGCCGGTGGCCGAGCATCAGCCGCGGGGGCGCTGGTCCGAGATGAGCGCCGAGCAGCGCGCGGAATTCAACCGGCTCATGGCGGGCTGGAGGGGCGAAAGAGGTCCGATGCCCGCGAGGGCGGAAAATCTGGACGAGGATGAAAAAGACGACCCGCCCGCTAGGGTTGCCTAGGGGCGGGTCGTTTGGCTCGCCAGCGGGCGGATTTACCGGGCTGGCGTCGAGGCTAGAGGCGCATCACTGCACCTCCGCGATCCAAGCTTCGGCCTCGGCGCGCGACCGAAACAGGCGGAAACGCTGCACGCCGTGGCGGTCTTCGCCGCTCACAAAATACCAGCCGACGGTGTAGCCGATTTGAAGTGAGAAAGGGTTGCGCATCGTTGTCTCCTGGGTTTGGGTTGAGATGGGAAGATTGTGGGCAGGCGGGCGGGGCTGAGAAGTGCGTTTTCTGCGACCCCGCTATGCGTTAGGCGCGGAGTTCCCACTCCATCGGCCAGCTGGTGGACCGTTCGCAATCGCGCATCTTAAGGCGCGCTTCCAGCGCGCTGAACGTGGCGAAACCAATCCCGCGCACCGTGCGGCCTTCGGCGTCCTTGAGGCGGTACTTGAATTTTTCGCCCATGTAGGCGGTTTCAAGCTGGCGACGGAAATAGCCGCCGGCGGTCAGGACCTTCAGTGCGGTTGCAATGCGCTTGTCCATCGTGGTTCCCTTTCTTGGCGCCTTGGCGCCGTTGCGATGGAAGAAAAATACGCGCGGGCGCGGAAGATGAGCAGCGCAAAAAGCGCATGGCGATATGCGCTTGACGCATGGGGAGGGTGGGGCTAGGTTCAAGGTATGCCGAGCAAGTCGCCCGCACAGGCCAGGATGATGGCCGCAGCTGCGCATAATTCAAAGTTCGCCGCGAAGGTCGGCGTGCCGCAGTCCGTCGCAAGGGAATACAACCAGGCGGACAAGGGTAAGCGGCTGGCCGAAGCGATGAAGGCTCATGCGCGGCGGCGCGCTCATATGCCGGACGATACCTAGGAATTTCAACGACATGGCCGCGAGAAAACGCAAGCTGCGGCTGAACGACGACTGGCGGGCAAAAATCCAGGCGTCAAACTTGTGTCATCGCCTGAAGCTGCACGTAGAAGGCAGGATCGAGATGAGCCCGACGCAGGTCCGTGCGGCGGAAATCCTGCTGCGCAAGACCGTGCCTGATCTTGGTCGCACTGAAGTCACCGGCGCCGACGGCGGCCCGCAGAAAATCATCTACGAATGGGGCGAGCCGACGTGACCGAGCTGCGCGCTGCGCGCGTTCGGATGCCCTACAGCCCGCGCAAGGCGTTCCTGCCGTTCCACCGGCGAACGCAGCGCTGGGCTTGCCTCGTGGCGCACCGCCGGGCGGGCAAAACGGTGGCCGCCATCAACGACCTGATCCGCGCCGCGATCACCGCGCAACGGCCGCACGCGCATTATGCCTACGTCGCGCCGTTCAGATCGCAGGCAAAATCGGTGGCCTGGGATTATTTGAAAAGATACGCCGAGCCGGCGACGGCCGGGGTTAACGAGGCCGAGTTGCTGCTGACGACCCGCACCGGCGCGAAAATCCAGTTATTCGGAGCCGACCACGCCGACGCGATGCGAGGACTTGGGTTCGACGGCGCATATCTCGACGAGTACGGCGATTTCCGCCCGAGCGTCTGGGGCAACGTCATCCGCCCGACGCTATCGGACAAACAGGGCTGGGCCGTGATCGGCGGCACGCCGAAGGGGCGCAATCAGTTCTACGAGGTGTTCGAGGCCGCGCAGCGCAGCCCGGACTGGTTTTTCCTGCGCCTGCGCGCCAGCGACAGCGGCATCCTGCCCGCCACCGAACTCCACGCGCTGCGCGCGCAGCTGACGCAGGATCAATATGATCAGGAGTACGAGTGCTCGTTCGACGCGGCGATCCTCGGGGCCTATTACGGCGTCGAGATGCGCGAGGCGCTCGACGCTGGCCGCATCACCACTGTGCCGCACGACCCGGCGCTGCCGGTCTACACCGCGTGGGACATCGGCTGGCGCGACGACACCGCCATCTGGTGGTGGCAAGTCGCCGGCGGCGAGATCCACGTCATCGATCACCACGCCAGCAGCGGCTCGACTGTTGCGGATCTGGCCGAAATCGTGGCCGGTCGCCCGTATCGCTATGGCAAGCACTACCTGCCGCACGACGCCCGCGCGAAGACGCTGGCCTCGGGCGGGCGCAGCGTGGTTGAGCAGCTGGCGGCGTTGCTGGGCGGCATTGGCATGTTCCAGATTGTGCCGGATTTGGGCGTGCAGGACGGCATCCAGGCCGCACGCCTGATGCTGCCGCGCGTCTGGTTTGACGGCGAGAAATGCCGCGAGGGCATCGAGGCTCTGCGCCAATACCAGCGCGAATATGACGAGGACAAACGCGCGTTTCGGGCCTCGCCGCGGCACGACTGGACGTCGCACTCAGCCGACGCTTTTCGCATGATGGCCGTAGCTTGGAGAGAGGAGCCCCGAGTGGAAACTCCACCGACCGAGCGGCCATTATTGATAGGACCGCAGAACAGCGCTACCCTGAATGATCTGTGGTCGACCGCGCCGCGCAGGAGCGCCAGGATATGAGCGATTCCGAGTATCACGCCGCAATGGGCGAGTTTGCGGGGCACATGCTCTGCACCGCCGTCGCCGCGCATTTCATGCACTGGTCGACGACCTCGTACGCGGCGCACAAGGCGGTGGGCGAGTATTACGAAGCGATCCCCGGCCTCGTTGATGACGTGGTCGAGGCGTATCAGGGCTGCTACGGGCTCGTCGGCCGATTCCAGGCGCGAATGGACAGCCCGCGCGGCAAAGGCGCCGAAGCGCTGGTCTCGTATTTCGAGGACCAGAAGGCCTACGTCGAGAAGGCGCGCAAGAAATTGCCCGACCGCAGCGAGCTGCAGAACGACATCGACGCCATCGCGTCGCTGATCGACAGCACGCTCTACAAGCTCCGATTCCTGTCCTGAAGAGGCCCGCATGTCCGGCGTTTCCTACCCCTACGAGTACGCCTACGAGGCGGTCGCGGCCTCTCAGACCAATCAGGTGCTCGGCCCGACCGGCGCGACGCAGGACTACCTGCATCGCATCGTCGTCGCCGTGGCGACCGCCGCGACCTCGACGGTGTCGGTCATCGACGGATCGACCACGATCCTGGCCATCCCGGCGAACACGCCGATCGGCGTCTACTCAATCGAAATCAACGCATGCTCGGCAACGGGCGCATGGAAGATCACGACGGGCGCAGGCGTGACGGTGCTGGCCGTCGGCATCTTCAGCTAAGGATCAAATCAATGCCGATGACCCGCGAAGAGCAGGACGCGTTCGACCGCAAGATGGCCGGGATCAACACGCCCGGCGCATACGGCGAGGGCATGGCGGCGCTGGATCGCGCGGTGGGCAATCCCATTGCGAGCTACAGCCTCGACGACCTGCGGCGCATGTTCTTGCGCGGATCTGCGGCCCCAGCCGCGACGCCGGGTGCCATGCCCGCCGAAACCGAGGCAATGGCGCCGTCGCCGCCGACCGACGCCATGCGTGGCCCTCCGCTGCCCGCCCCCGTCACCGCCGCTCCGCTGCCGCCGCCTGCGGCGCCTGCGGCGATGCCGACCGGCACGCGCCCAATGGCGCCCGTGATGCCACCGCCTCCGGCTCCGCCCGTGGCGTATCGCATGGACCCGCGCGCAGCAGCCGAGCTGGCCGCATCAAGCGCTCCGATGGCGCCGACAGTGGCTCCGATGCAAGTTGAGCCTCCGCCCGGCGAAGCCTCGACCGCAGGCGCGCGCCTGACGCCGCAGCAGATGGCCGCCGCCCTGCGCCGCTATGGCCGTATGGAGCTGGACCCGAGCAGCTTCGCGGCCCGGTTTGCCCGCACGCAGCGATGATCACCATCGCCACTGTCCTGCGCTCCGGCGGAGAATACCTGCCCGAGCATGTCGCAGCGCTTCGCGACCAGTGCGCTCAATTCGCGCCTGCGCACCGTTTTGTGTGCGTGACCGACCTGCACGGGCGCCTCGACTGCGAAACCATCGCGCTGGAACACGACTGGCCCGGATGGTGGGCCAAGATGGAAGTTTTCAAGCTTTCCGGCCCCGTTCTGTACCTCGACCTCGACACCGTGATTGTGCGCGACATCTCGCCGGTCATTGAACTTGCCGGAGGCGACCATTTCGTGATCCTGCGCGATTTCTACCGCGGTCGGACCAATCGCCACGCCATGCAGTCGTCAATGATGTGGTGGAGGGACGACGTTTCGCATCTCTACCGCGAGTTCGCTGCCGAGCCGCGCTTCTACATGGGCGGCGATCAGGAATGGCTGGAGCAGCACTACGCAGGTGAGTTCGCGTTCTGGCAGGACGTCGCGCCGCGCGCAATTGGCAGCTGGAAAGCCAGTGAACGGACCAAGAACGAGCGGGTCATTATCTTCCACGGTAAGCCCAGGCCCTGGGAGGTCAACCTTGCTGCTGCGTGACAATTGGTGGGTTCCCGAGGCCGATCAGGTCGCGCTTGAGATCATCCTGCGCGAGGTGACGGATCTTGAGACCGACATCCTGCCGCTGACCTCGGGCCGCCGCACGGTCATTCAGGCGGGCGGCAACATCGGCATCTGGCCGGTCGCGCTGGCCAAGGAATTCGCGCGCGTCGTGACGGTCGAGCCGGACGTCGATAACCACGCGGCGCTGCTGCAGAACCTCAACCGGCATCTCTCGACCGAAGAGCGCGCCAACGTCATCGCCTACCGCGCCGCGTTCGGCCATCAGCCCTCGACCGGTGCCATGGACCGCTTCGACCCGCACAACATCGGCGCGCACCGCGTCAAGGACGGCGACGAGTTCGCCATTGTGCGGATTGACAGCCTCGGGATCGATGATTGCGACCTGCTCTGCCTCGACGTCGAAGGATTCGAGCATTTCGCCGTGCAGGGCGCGCTGGAGACCATCAAGCGCAGCTGGCCGACCATCGTGCTGGAGCTGAAGGGCCTGGGCGAGCGCTACGGCGTCACCGACGTCGATACCATCACCATGCTGGCCGATCTGGGCTACATGGTCGCCGGGCATGTTCATCGCGACGTGATTTTCCGCCGGAGGCCCAATGCCTGACGTTCAACCGACCGGCGTCCAGAAATACCTTCAGGCCATCTCGACCTACGAAAACGAGTTCGAGCGCTGGCAGAAGCGCGCGACGAAGATCATCAAGCGCTATCGCGACGACACGCGCACGCAGAGCGGCAATGAGACGGTCAAGTTCAACATCCTTTGGTCCAACATCCAGACGCTGATTCCGGCCGTCTACGCGCGCCTGCCGAAAGCCTCGGCCCGCCGTCGTTTCGCCGACAACGATCAGGTCGGTCGCGTGGCCGCCCTGCTGATCGAGCGCGCCCTCGACTACGAAATCGAGCATTACCCCGATTTCCGCGCAACGATGCGCTACGCGGTCGAAGACCGCTTCCTCGGCGGCCGCGGCGTCGCGTGGGTGCGCTATGAGCCGCACATGCGTGCAGTCGAGATGGGCCTGCCCGAGGACGGCACGCAGGTCACCGAGGACGTCGACGAAGACGGAAACCTTCCGGACGGCGCCGAGCAGCCGGAAGAGATCGAATACGAGTGCGCGCCGGTCGATTACGTCCATTGGAAGGACTTCGGCCACAGCAGCGCGCGAACCTGGGAAGAAGTCACGCAGGTCTGGCGCTGGGTCTACATGACCCGCGAGGCGCTGATCGAGCGCTTTGGCGACGCCGGCAAGAAAATCCCGCTCGACAGCGGTCCCGACAACCTCGACGGCCCCAACCGCAAGCGCGAAGGCACGCGAGCGAAAATCTGCGAACTTTGGGACAAGGAGACGCAGCGCGTCTACTGGCTCCACAAGGGCATGGCGCAGTTCATCGACGAGCGTCCGGACCCGCTCGGTCTTGAAGGCTTCTTCCCCTGCCCGCGCCCGCTGTTTGCGACCACGACGTCTGATAGCCTCGTCCCGGTCCCGGACTTCCTGCTCTACCAGGATCAGGCCAACGAACTCGACATCCTGTCTGACCGCATTGATGGGCTGGTCAAGGCGCTCCGGATGCGCGGCGTTTATGATGCCTCGCAGCCCGCACTCCAGCGCCTGCTGACCGAGGGCGACAACAACGCCCTGATCCCGGTCGACAAATGGATGGCGTTTGGCGAGAAGGGCGGCCTCAAGGGCAGCATCGACCTTCTGCCGCTCGACACGCTCGCCCAGGCGCTGCTCCAGTGCTACACGGCGCGCGAGCAGATCAAGGCGCAGATCTACGAAATCACCGGTATTTCGGACATCATCCGAGGCCAGACCGCCGCCAGCGAAACCGCCACCGCGCAGCAAATCAAAGGCCAGTACGCGGGCCTGCGCCTGCGCGCGATGCAGGACGAGGTCGCGCTGTTTGCGTCGGAGCTGATCCGCCTGAAGGCGCAGATCATCTGCCAGCATTTTCAGCCCCAGACGCTGTTGCAATACGCTGCCGCCAATCAGATGGCGCCTACCGACCAGCAGCTAATCCCGCAGGCCATTCAGCTGCTCAGCGACAAGCCGCTGCGCAATTTCCGCATTGACGTCGCATCCGACAGCCTCGTCCAGATCGACGAAAACCAGAACAAGCAGGACCGCTTGGAGTTCGTGACGGCCTACGGCGGCTTCCTTGAAAAAGCCCTGCCGGTCGTGCAGCAGGTTCCGCAGGCCGCGCCGATTGTGGTTGAGCTGATGAAATACGGGGTGAAAGCTTTCAAGCAGGCCGACACCCTCGAAGGCACCCTCGACCGCCTGCTCGATTCCATGACGCAGCAGCAACAGCAGGCCGCCGCAGCCCCGCCGCCGCCCGATCCCGAAATGATCCGCGCGCAGCAGGAGGCGCAGATGGCGCAGCAGAAGGCCCAGATTGACGCGCAGATCCAGCAGGCCAAGATCCAGGCGGACATCCAGATCGAGCAGATGAAGGCTCAGGCTGCAGCGGCGATGGAAGAGCAGCGCCAGCGGTTTGAGGCGGCGCTTAAGGTCGAGGAATTGGCGCAAACCGTCGCGCTGGAGCAGCAGAAGGCGAAGCTGGAAGCGGACACCAAGATCATGGTCGCGCGCATCGGAGCTGCCGGCGCCGACGTGCCGAGCATTGAGGCGCAGGCCCACCAAGCCAGCGCGATTGCTGACCAGATCGCCCAGCAGATGCAAATGCTGGTGCAACAGATGCAAGGCATCGAGGCATCGGCAATGAACCGCCACGGCGAGACGCTCGGTCGCCTGCAAGATGCACTCGCAACTATGTCCGCCCCGAAGCGCATTGTCCGCGGCCCTGATGGGCGCGCAGTCGGCGTTGAAATCGTGAAGGTGCAATAATGGCAGTTCAGCTTTCGACCACGGTCCGCAACGCGCGGCTGAATAGCATTGAGACGACCATCGGCACGTCGGCGGTCGTCAAGATTTTCACCGGCTCGCCGCCCGCAAATTGCGCAGCTGCCGACAGCGGCACGACGCTCGCGACGCTGTCGTTGCCCTCCGACTATTTCAACGCGGCATCGTCCGGCTCGATGACCAAGCTCGGCACGTGGACCGTGGCCAGCGCCTCAAACACGGGCACGGCGGGCTATTTCCGCATGTACGACTCCACGGCCGCAACCTGCCATGTCCAAGGCACCGTCGGCACAAGCGGCGCCGATATGATCGTGAATACGACGTCGGTCGTCTCCGGCCAGTCTTTCACGATCAACACATTTACGCTGACGGATGCCAACGCATGAGCGATCTGGCCGCAAGGCTTGAAGGCCTCGACGTGGTCATGCTGCCCGACTGGGAAGCGGCCGCGCGCCTCAACCAGCCCGATCCGTCGCTTCCGGCCATCGAAAGCTGGGCCGAGACGCGCATCGGCATCGGCGCGGTCCTTGACGCGCTCGGACCATCCGCAGGCGCCACGTTTCTCGATGCGCTGGAGACGCTGGCGAAGACGCAGCCCGTCATGAAATGGGGCCTCGAACTGATCCGCGGCGACGGCCTCGACCTGTCCCGCCCATCCGCGCGCTCGCAGTTGGCCACGCTGGTCGCCGGCGGCGTGCTTAAGCAACCCGAGGCCGACGCCCTGCTCGCCCTGTCGCGTCGTACGCGGTACCCCTCATGGGCCGAGGTGAACGGGATCGTTGTTGACGCGCGGGCCGTTGGCCTTGCGCGCGGAGGTCGCTGATGCCCGTCGCAAAATGGAACACGCCGTCGTCCCGGTCGGCCAATTTCCTCTCCACCGTCGCAAACAGCCTCGCGAACGGCAGCGAAAGCTCGACCGTCACCTATGACAACAGCACCAATCTCGACCTCTACGCCCTCGTTACGCTAAAGCTCGGCAGCATCACGCCCTCGACCGGCGGCAGCGTCAGCATAAGAATTACTTACAACGACGGCACCGACACTAGCGATAAGGTCGGCGGCGACATCTACCCCATCCCACTGACCAGCGGAGCGTCGGCCAAGGTCAACATCATCCGCATCACGATCCCGCCTTACAGTCTGCGGGTGTCGCTGGTGAACAATTCCGGCGTCACGCTGGCCGGATCCGGCAACGAACTCTATTTCCGGCCCTGGAACGAGCAGAGCGTCTAATGCCGCGCGGGCGCAACGACTACGAGACCGCGCAGATACAAGGGCGGCTCTGGACGCCTGCGGTGTTGCGGCCAGCGGCTTGGTGGGATGCGGCTGACTTGTCAACAATTGCTTACTCAGGTTCCGCAATTTCCCAATGGAGCGACAAAAGTGGCAACGGCATTCACGCGACCGGCGGCGCTCAAACTCTTGAAACCATAAGTCAAAATTCGCTTCCAGGAATCGTTACTGTTCCAGGTTCCAATTCTTCTTTCGCCATAAACAGCGCAGGAACAGCATCTTGTTCTATGATCGTCGCGACGCGTCCTAAAGTTACGGGTGGAGGAACTGGATTTCGGGGACTGTGTGCAACAGGCTCAAGTTCTGGCAGCGGCTCGGCCATGTATTCAAACAATGGCGCGAACAAATGGGGGACGTGGTCGTCCGTGGATTATAGCGGCGGGATACAGCTGGTCGCCGGAACTCCATATTTGCTCTGCATGGATGGGCTGGACAGCGGCTCATTTTATCGAAACGGGGCATCAGACGGCACCTATGCGGCAACGGAGGGCCAGGGGCAACTTTCTGGCTCTGCAACTATTGGTCACATAGGTGGCCAAATTGGGCAGTCCGGAACAACTCAAAAATATGACGGAACCTATTTTGAAATTGTGTGGATGTCATCAGCAATGGCAGCGCCGGAACGTCAAGCCCTGGAAGGTTATATGTCTTGGAAATGGGGCATTACCCTCGCCGCCAACCACCCCTTCGCCAACCGCCCGCCGCTGATCGGAGACTGAGATGCTCCGCACAAGGCAACCGGCGGCGATCCTTTTTGATGCGACCGCATCCGGCGTAACCGCCGACCTGACCGCCACGCTCGGCGCCCTGACGCTATCCGGAGACGCATCAACCGGCGTCGCGGGTGATTTAACGGCAACGTTAGGCGCGCTTACCGTTTCGGCCGATGCCTCCACTGGTGTTGCGGGCGATCTAACCGTCACGCTTGGCGGCATCGCGCTTTCGGCTGACGCGACCGTTTCGACGCCAACGCCCGTCACCGCAGACCTGACGGCGACCCTCGGTGCGCTCTCGCTGTCCGCCGATGCGACCGCCGGCACAACGATCATCATCGACGACACCCACGACGGCGACTATCTCGGCAAGAGGCTGCGCAAAGAGCGCAAGGCCGTTGCCGCTCGCCGCCAGCGCGTCCTCGACCTGTACGAGCAGATCGTCGAGGGCAAGCAACCCCAGCCCGAGGTCGTCGCGTTGGTCGAGGCGGCGGGAATCAGCAGTCCGGACAGCATCATCTACGCGCCCGCGATTGAACTGACCGGCCTGATCGCGACGCTGGAAAAAGCGCAGCAGCTGGCCGAGCGGCTGGCGGTTGAAGCCGCGATTGAGGCCGACGACGAGGAGGTTCTGTTGTTGCTATGAGAACACGATATGTCTGGCGCGACGGTGAGATGATCGAGATCTCAATCGCGCATCCCGGAGCCGAATCGAAAATTCAAGTCATGCCCGATATCGGCGGCTACAAGTCGATGGCCGATGGCTCGTGGATCTCTAGCCGCTCGCAGCACCGCGAACACCTCAAGCGGCACAATTGCTTTGAGGTCGGAAACGAGATGCCCAAGCCTCGGCAGACCACGCTGCCGAGCCGCGAGATGCGCATCAAGCGCCTGCGCGAGCAATTGTGGAACATGACCGACAAGCAGGCCGACAAGATCCTGGCCGAGCTGCGGTCGCAGCCCCGGAGATAGAATGAGCGAGATCCAAAAGGTCGACAGCGACAGCCGCAAGGAGCTGCTGGCCGAGCAATTCAGCGCGATTGAGGCAGAGCAGCCCACGTCGGCGCCCGAGCCGCAGGCCGAGGCCGCGCCGGAGGCCGAAAAGCCCGCGCAGGATCGCGTGCGCGATGCGACTGGCAAGTTTGCCAAGGCGGATGGCCAGCCCGCGCCCAGGGCCGCAAAAACCGCCCCGGCGCCCGAGGCTGCCGAGCCCGTCGAGGAGCCGGTTTGGAAGCGCCCGCCGTCGTCGTGGAAGAAAGAATACCACGACGCGTGGCTGAAGGCCGATTCGCGCTTGCAGGAATACGCTTACCAGCGCGAAGAGCAGATGCGCGCCGGAATTGAGCCGATTCGCGCAAAGGCCGAATTCGCTGACGCCATGAACGAGGTCATCGAGCCTTATCTGCCGACCATTCGCGGGCTTGGAATCGACGCCCCGACGGCGGTGAAAGCGCTGATGGAAGCCGACAATATCCTGCGCACCTCCGCGCCGCAGGAGAAGTTGAACTATTTCTATCGACTTGCTCAATCCTACGGCATAGACTTGTCTGCGCAGGGTCAGCCCGCCCCACAGGCTCCGGTCGATCCCAACTTCGTGGCGCTTCAAAACGAACTCGTGAGAATTCGTGGCGAGGTGTCGGGCTGGAAGCAGCAGCAGGAAGAGGCGGCCAATGCCGCGCTTCTGAGCGAGGTTTCCCAGTTCGCAACGAAGGCCGAACATTTCGAAGCGGCCCGGCCGACGATGATCCAGCTTCTACAGAGCGGCGTCGCGACCACGCTTCAAGACGCATACGACAAGGCCCTTCGTCTGGACGAGGAGCTTTTCGCAAAGCAGGTCGAGGCCAGACAGGCCGCAGCCCTGGCAGATCGGAAAGCCCAGGCAGACAGGGCGGCGAAAGCCGCCAGGGCAGCCGCAGTCTCCGTTCGCACCTCCGCACCCGGAGGGCCGACGAGCGCCAAGACAGCGGATCGCCGCTCCCTCCTGGCCGAGCAGCTCGACGGGCTCTCGGAGCGGTTGTAATCCAGCAAGAAGGAGAGCCACATGGCTTTCGCGAACAGTTCGATCAGCGATATCATCGCGACGAACATCCAGTCGCGTTCCGGCGAACTCGCCGACAACGTTTAACTCCCAGACGTTGTAAAACCCCGTGAATTCGGTAAAAAGCTGGAATGCCAATACCGAGCCAAGCCGCAGAGGATAGCCAAGGGCTGCGGAAGGTGTAACGACTAGGACGAGGCGGAAGCCAAATCCCACGAGCGCGGGGCGCCACTATCAAACCACAGAGGGGAATCCCGAATGGTGACGATCTACAAGCTGGAGGATGGTTTGACGGGCGCGGCCTACATCGGCTGCACCGCTGGCAGGATAGGGAAAAGGATGCGAGAGCATCGCTGCCTTTTGAAAGCCGGAAAGCATTCTTCGGTACGGTTGCAGGCAGCGTGGAACGATCACGCCGACAAGTTTCAGATCAAGCCGGTGGAAGTTTTGCCGGGTGACGTTTCGGTGATCGTGAAGCGCGAAAGAGAGTTGTTCTGGATGAAGGAATACCGCAGTCGCGGGTTGCTTCTGAACGAAAACGAAATCTCTTTCTCGCTCCCTTTGGGGGCGCAGGCCAAGGCGGCAGGGGCTAGGGTGGCAAATGGCTACCGCCCAAGCGCCGAAAGCAACGAGAAACGTAGATTAACGCAGCTTGGGGTGCCAAAAGGGCACGGCGCAAAGATCAGCGCAACCAAGCGAGCGAAACTGGCGATGAGATAGTCTCCTCTGCATCGAATCATAAGATGCAGGGCCCGGATAAAGAGCCGGGCCGTAAGGCAAGGACCAACAACAACGCCCTGCTGCGTCGCCTCAAGGAGCGCGGGAACGTCAAGACGTTCTCGGGCGGTAACGTGATCTTGCAGGAGATCATGTACAACGACACCACGACGAACAACACGAACAGCTACTCGGGCTACGAAGTGCTGAACGTGTCGCAGAACTCGCCGATCAGCGCGGCGCAGTTCAGCATCACGCAGTACGCTTCGGCGGTGTCGATCTCGGGCCTGGAGATGATCCAGAACTCGGGCAAGGAGGCCATCATCGACCTGCTGGATGGCCGCATGGCCGTCGCGGAGGCGCAGCTGGCCAACCGCATCGGCAGCGACATCTACCTCGACGGCACGGGCAACAGCGGCAAGAACATCACCGGCCTTGCCGCGGCGGTTCCCGACAGCCCGTCGACCGGCACGTATGGCGGCATCAGCCGCGTGACGTGGTCGTTCTGGCGCTCGGTCGCCTATTCCGGCACGACCAACGGCGGCTCTGCCGTCACCGCGTCGAACATCCAGCAGTATATGGATTCGGTCGCGGTGCAGCTGATCCGCGGCACCGACAAGCCGGACCTGATCGTGGCGGACAACAACTACTACCGCCTCTATCTGCAATCCCTGCAGTCGATTCAGCGCATCTCCGACAGCGGCTCCAGCATGGCCGGCGCGGGCTTCGCCTCGCTCAAATACTACGGCGCGGGCATGGCCTCCGATGTCGTCCTCGACGGCGGTATCGGTTCGGCGGCGACGGCGAACCATATGTGGTTCTTGAACACCAAATACCTGCATTTCCGGCCGCACGCCGACCGGAATTTCGTTCCCATCGGGGGCGAGCGTCAGGCGGTCAACCAGGACGCCATCGTCAAGCTGATCGGCTGGGCCGGCAACCTCACCAGCAGCGGGCCGCAGTTCAGCGGCGTGCTGATCGCCTGAGAAGGAGGACTGCACTATGGCCTACTCGTTCACCGAAAACCGCGCCGGGATGCTCCAGATCGATCAGACCGACGCAGGCGTCACGATGGCAAACGGATCGTCCGCGATCCCGACGCCGCCGGCAACGCTCGGCATGGTCGCGCGTGCCTTCGATCCGACCTACGGCGAAGGGGAGTTCATTCTCCTCCTCGGCGTTGCGTCGACCGAAGTCGGCTCGCTCGTCAGCTACAACGCCACCACCTACCAGACCGCGCTGGCCGCCAACACGGCGAACCTTGCGGGTCCGGTAGCGGTCGCGATGTCCGCCAACGGCGCCGGGTCGTTCGGCTGGTATCAGATTGGCGGTCTGGCGGTCATGAAAAAGACTGCCGTGGCCGTCACGCCGCAGGTCGCCATCTACCAGTCCGGGACTGCGGGCCGCGTGATGCCGACCGTGGCGACCGGCAAGCAGCTGCTTGGGGCGCGCTCCGCAAACCTCACGACGGTTGCTTCGGGCGTCTCGACGGTGATCGTTTCGATCAACCGTCCGCACAAGCAGGGCCAGATCATCTGACCCAAGGGGGCGGCGGGTTCGCTCGCCGCCCCTTTCTTCTGGAGAACGCATGGCGCTCCCGTCTCGCGTGCTCAATTCCGGCGTCACGTCGCTCTCGACCGTTGCGATCTGCGGCGAAGGCGCCGACGCCATCTCCGCGGCAGGCACGTCCAGCACGGACGCCACGGCGCTGAACAGCATTTTCAACCGGGTTTCGACCGTGGCGTCGGGCTCGGGCGTCAGGCTGCCGCCCTGCGAGATGGGCGCGCAGATCTTCATCGCCAACGCGGGCGCCAACAATCTGACCGTTTACCCAAACGACACCGGGTCAACCATCGGCGGCAATGCGTCGAATATGCTGCTGCCGCTGGATTCGGCGATCTATTGGGCCGTGTCGAACACTCGCTGGGAGCCGCTGCAAGGCTCCGGCACCATTCTGCCGGGCGGATACGGGTCGTTCTATTCAACGACCACGCAGACTGCGGCGGCAATCAACACCGCATATCCGCTGACGCTCACAAACACCTCGGCGGCGTTTGGCGTCTCCCTTGGATCGCCCGCGTCGCGCATCATCGTTGCGCAGGCCGGCGTCTATGAGGTCATGTTCAGCGCGCAATTCGACAAGACCGCCGCCGCGGCCGCCGCAGCCTACCTCTGGATGCGCATCAACGGCGTCGATGTGGCGAACAGCGCGGGCAAGATTTCGGTGCAAGGTGCCGACGCCGAGGTGATCGCGTCGTGGGGCTTCGTGCAGCAGCTGAACGCCAACGATTACATCGAGCTTGTGTGGTCGACCAACGACACGAACGTGTTCATTGCAGCTTTTGCCGCTGTTGCGCCGGTTCCGGCGATCCCGTCCTTCATCATCACCCTGAGCCAAGTCGCATGATCGTTGCCGACAACGTCAACGAGACGCTGCCCGTATTCTGCAACACGGACGACGCCCAGATCCGCGAGAACGTGCTGGCGGCGTGCAATCTGCCGCTGCCTTGGCTCGATCTGGTCGATGCCCACGAAAAGCCCGCAATCGTGGTCGGCGGCGGGCCGTCGATGCGCCCTCTGCGGCCCATGATCGCCGCGCTTCAGGCCGGCGGCGCCGAGGTCTACGCGGTGAATGGGGTGCTGCCGACCCTATACGAGGCGGGCGTTCAGGCGGATCACCATGTCCTGCTCGACGCAAGGCCGGAAAATCTAGCCTTCCTGAGCGGTCCACGCCCCCGGCACTACCTCATTGCCTCGCAATGCCATCCCTCGCTCTTTGACGCGATTTCCGGCCATCCCGCGACGCTTTGGCACCCGGCCTACCCCGAAATCTCGGAATGGATTGGTCACAAAGAGACGGTTCTGATCGGCGGCGGGACCACCGTTGGGTTGCAAACCCTGTCCATCGCCTATGCGCTCGGACATCGCAGGATTCACCTGTTTGGGTTCGACAGCAGTTATTCCGAAGCGGGCGAGGGCCATGCCTACCCGCAAGCGCTGAACGATGCCGACGACCGTCAAGAATTCTGCGTCGGCGATCAGAAGTTCATCGCCGCACCTTGGATGGCCCGTCAGGCCATGGAATTTCAAATCGCCTCGCGGCAACTTTGCGACGGCGACGCAGAGTTGTATGTTCATGGCTCGGGATTGCTCCCGGCCATTGCCGCCCGTATGGGCAAAGCGTCGAACTGAAAGGACATCTTCATGCCTATCCCTTCTCGCGTTCTGGCCTCGGGCAATTCCGGGCTCGCAACGACCTCGATCTGCGGTGATGGCGCGACCGGCCTGACCGCCACAGGGTCGACCGCCGCCGATGCGTTGCAGTTGTCGGCCGTCTACAACGAGGTGCTGAACGTCTCGGCCTCGACGGGCGTCAAGCTGCCGCCGACCGAAGTGGGCGCGATGGTCCTCGTCTACAATCGCTCCGGCACCACGCTGACCGTCTATCCGTTCTCGACGGCGTCGACGATCAACAACGGCGCAACCTCGCTCAGCGTCACGACCACGCAGCGCGTCCTGTTCATCGCCACGTCCGCGACGACGTGGGCCAGCATCGCGGGCGCCTGATTATGCCGCTGGATAGCGACGACGCGAATGCCGACGCTAAGCTTCACGTTCAGTTCTACATCCACAAGGAACTGAATCGGCCGTTCGTGCAGATCATGGTGCCGGGCGATACCACCAACATCGTCGATCAGCCCGTTCGCGACGATCACAAGGAGCGGTTTCCGCGCCAGTGGCTTGCATTTCAGATGCAGAACGAAGGTGGCGAGCTGCCCGGCACCAAGCTTGAGGACTGGTATGCTGCCGCCCCGCACGACATCAACGAGGGGCAGGTCTCGGAGCTTCAGATTTTGAAGTTCCGCACGGTTGAGCAAATTGCGACCGCGTCCGATGCGCAGCTGATGCGCGTCGGCATGGGCGGCGTCGGGCTTCGACTGAAAGCGCAGGCCTTCCTTCGGTCCAAGCTGGAGGCCGGAAACAACAAGGAACTGGCCGAGGCCAAAACAAAGCTAGCGGCGCTGGAAGCCCAGGTCGCAGCGCTGATGGAAGCCAGGGCAGACGCGCCGCGCCGCGGGCGGCCGCCGCTTGACAGGAGTGCCTGACGATGGGCTCGACAATGGTCCAGCTTGTCCAGCAGGTTACGGCCGAGCTGGGCCTTGTCGTTCCCGGCACGGTTGCCGGCAATCCATCGCAGGACGTGGCGCAGACGCTCGCGCTGATGAACGCCTGCGGCTACGAGCTGATGCGTCGCCATGATTGGCGCGCGCTGACCAAGCCCTACCGCTTCACCGTCCAGTTCACCACGACAACCGGAACCTGGACCACATCGGCCGCCACGGTCACGGGCATCCCCAGCACCACCGGCCTTGATACCACGTATATGGCCGTCGGCACCGGCATCAATCAGGATACCTTCATTCAGTCGGTTGACAGTGCGACGCAGGTGACGCTCAACCAGACTCCGGCTGGCGCCGGAACCGCAGCGTCGATCACGTTCGCAAAGACCAAATACTCGCTGCCGAGCGATTACGACGCGCTGGTGCCTCGGACCCAATGGGACAAGTCGAAGCGCTGGGAAATGCTTGGGCCGGAAAGCCCGCAACAGTGGGAATGGCTGCTTTCGGGCTACATCTCGACCGGCCCGCGCATCCGCTGGCGGCTCTACGGCAACTATTTTCAGATCTGGCCCGCGACCACGACCGCCGAGTATTTGGGCTTTGAGTATCGGTCGAAGGGCTGGGCGCTTTCGTCGTCGGACATCGTCAAGAACAGCTTCACGGCTGACGACGACACATGCATCTACCCTGACCGGGTCATGGTGCTGTTCACGAAGCTCAAGTATTTCGAGGCCAAGGGCTTCGACACGACGGCGCTCTATCGCGACTTCCTGATGGAGCTTGAGACCGCAAAGGCTCAGGATATGTCGGCCGCGACGCTTTCGTTTGCGCCGCGCCCCGGCACCGTCCTGATCGGCTACGACAACATCCCTGATTCTGGCTACGGGTCGACCTGATGGTTCGCGCGGCTCCTCTTTTGCGCGCCGCGAAACAGGCCACCGCGCGCGTGGCTTCGCTGCCGGCGCCGATTGGCGGCTGGAACGCGCGCGACAGCCTCGCCAACATGAAGCCGACCGACGCGGTGCAGCTGGTCAACTATTTCCCAACCGCAACCAACGTCGTCCTGCGCGGCGGGTTTCAGAAACACGCAACCGGCCTGCCCGCGCAGGTCGAGACGCTCATGGCCTACAACGGCGCCACGACGCAAAGCCTGTTCGCGATCAGCAACGGCGCGATCTACAACGTGACGTCTGCGGGCGCGGTTGGCGCGGCGGTCGTATCGGGCTTGAGCGGGTCACGATTTGAATGGACCAACGTCGCCACGCCCGGCGGCAATTTTTTGTATGCGGTCAGTGGCGGCAACAATCCGCGGCTCTACGATGGCGCCACATGGACCGCAATCACGGGCGTGTCGGTCCCGGCCATCACCGGCGTCACAACCAGCGAGCTGGACAACGTCTGCCTGTTCAAAAACCGGCTCTGGTTCATCCAGCGCAACACGCTGAAGGCATGGTATCTACCGACCCAGTCCGTTGGGGGCGCCGCGCAGCTGCTGAATCTGTCGTCGGTCGCGCGTCGAGGCGGCTACCTGCTGGCGATGGGCGTCTGGACCATCGACGCCGGTTTCGGCCTAGACGACAACCTCGTATTTGTGACGACGCAGGGCGAGATCATCATCTATCGCGGCACCGATCCGGCCAACATCTCCACGTGGTCGCTGGTTGGCGTCTGGCAGCTTGGCGCGCCGATGGGGCGTCGCTGCCTTGCCAAGATGCAAGGCGATCTCGCCTACATCGCGTTCGACGGGCTGTTTCCGCTGTCGAAAGCTCTGGTTTCCGCCCGAGCGGCGCCGCAGTCCGTGGCGCTGACCGACAAAATCCAGGGCGCATTTGCCACCGCCACGACCGCCTATCAGGCTAATTTCGGCTGGGAAATCTGCGTCGCGCCCAAATACAACGCGGTCATCGTCAACGTGCCGGTGGCCGTCGGGTCGCAGCAGCAGTACGTGATGAACACCATCGTCGAAAGCTGGTGTCAGTTTACGAATTGGCCAGCCAACTGTTTCGCCCTGCACAAGCAAGACCTGTATTTCGGCGGCCCCGACTATGTCGGCAAAGCCTGGACCGACGACCACGCCGACAACGGGCTGCCCATCAGCGCCAATGCCCTGCAAGCCTTCAACTATTTCGGCGCGCGCGGCCAAAAGAAGATCTTCACCCGAGCAAGGCCAAACCTGTTTGCGGACGGTTCGCCCTCGGTCTCGATTGGCATGAACGTCGACTTTGACACCGCCGACACAACCGCAGCGGTTGCCTATGTCGCGCCCTCGTCCGGGGCGCTTTGGGATACGGCGATCTGGGACTCGTCGCTTTGGCAATACGGCCAGACGCTGACGATCAACTGGCAAGGCGTCACGGGTGTCGGCTATTGCGGCGGGATCGCGTTCAAATCGAGCAGCAAAAACATCTCGCTCGAATGGGCCGCAACCGACGTCGTGTTCATGCCTGGATGGCAGGGCATATGATCGTCCAGGGCCCCGCAGTCGGACACTGGGTCGCCAATCGCATTGGCGGGTTTTTCGACCCGGTGTGCATGGTCGCGATCGGCTGGGAAAGCGACGGTGCTCTGACCGCAGGCGTTGCGTATCGCGATTGGAACGGCGTCAGCATTGAAGCGCAAATCGCGGCCGACAAGCCGCTTGTGCCGGGCTTCGTGCGCGCCATTTTCGACTATCCGTTTCGCCGTCTTGCCGCGCGCAAAATCGTCGTGACTGCATCGTCGGCAAACACGAAAAGCGTCAATCTGTTGCGCCGTTTCGGGTTCAAGGAAGAGGCGCGTTTGCGCGATGCCGTTCCCGGCGGCGATATGCTAATCTGCACGCTCGACGCCGCGGCGTGCCGTTTCCTTGGAGATCGCCACAATGGGAAAGTCCGCCTCACCGCCCCCGATGCCTGACTATGTCGGCGCCGCTCGCGAGCAGGGCGCCGCCAACGTCGAGGCCGCGCGTACTTCGGCGCGACTGAGCAACCCCAACATCATTGGGCCGCTTGGCACGCAGACCGTGACCTATGAGGGCGACATCCCGACCGTTAGGCAGACCCTGACGCCGCAGTCGCAGGCAACGCTTGAGGCGCAGCAGCAGGTCGACCGGCAGCTGGCCGAGCTAGGCTTGCAGGGCATCGGATCGGTCCGCGACGTCCTCGGGACGCCGTTCCAGACCCAGACGCAGGCCCTCAACACGACCTTCGACCTGTCTGGCCTGCCGCGCGCCCCGATCAATGCGGGGACCACGGCGCAGGAGGCGATCTTGGCGCGCCTGGAGCCTAACATCGCCCGGTCTCGGGCGGCTCTGGAGACGCAGCTGGCGAACCAGGGCATCGCGCGCGGGTCCGAGGCCTATACCGGCGCCATGGCGCAGCAGACGCAGCAGGAGAACGACCTGCGGACGCAAGCAGCCATGCAAGGTATCAGCCTTGACCAAGCGGCGCGCCAGCAGGCGGCAACCGAGCAGCAGGCGGCGATGACCTTTGAGAACCAAGCCCGAGCGCAGGCGCTTCAGCGAGAGCTTGCGCTGCGCGGTCAGCCGCTGAACGAGATCATCGGCCTGATGGGCGGATCGCAGGTCATGATGCCGCAGTTTCAGGGCTATTCGGGTGCGCAGGCGGCGCCTGCGCCGATCTTTGGCGCCACGCAGGCGCAGGGCGCGGCCGATATGCAACGATATGGCATCGAACAGGCGGGCGCAAACGCCGGAATGCAGGGCATCAGCTCTCTCGCCGGAACAGCCGGCGACTTGGGGCTTGGCCTGTACGCCCTATCTGACGAGCGCCTGAAATCGAACGTCGAGCGCGTCGGCACGCATCCGCTGGGCATCGGCATCTATGACTACGACATCGGCGGCGAACGCCAGCGCGGCGTCATGGCGCAGGATGTGGCGAAGGTGAAGCCCGAGGCCGTCGCGAAAACGCCGAGCGGCTATCTGGCCGTCAACTACGGGGCGCTTTGACATGGCCGTCTCTTTTAATCTTCCCGATCCCTACGAAGCCCAGCGGCAAGACATCGCCCGCCGTCAGGCTTATGCCCAGGCGCTTCAGCAGCAAGCCTTCCAGCCCATCGAGACGTCGTCCTATCAGGGCATTCAGGCGCCGATCCCGGCCACCGCAGTGCTGGCGAAGGCGTTGCAGGGCTTTGGCGGCGGGATGCTGGCGGCTCAGGCGGGCAAGGAGCAGCGCGAGCTGCGCGAAGGCGACATCGCCAAAAGCGCCGAATTCACCGCGGCGTTGTCCGGAGCGAAAACGCCCGAGGAGCGGCAGGCGCTGGCGTTGCGAGCGCTTGGCGGCGAGTTTGGGCAGCGCGGCCAGATGATTGGCGGCGCCACGATGCAGATGGCGCAGACCGAGGCGGAGAAGGCGCGCGAGCGGGAATTCCGTGCGGAACAGGCGGCCGCGACGCGCGAGCAGCGCGCCGCCGATGCCGAGGCGAACCGGCAGCTGCGCGAATTGCAGATTCGGCAGATGGGCGAGACCGCGGCGATGCGGACGGACGTTGCGCGGCAGGGCGTTGAGGCTCGCGTTGCAGCGCAGCAAGAAAAAGCCAAAGAACTTAGCCCGCAAGAGCAGCGGCAGGTCTTCCAGCATCAAGACCAGATCGACGCCGGGCAAAGCACGCTTTCCCTGCTATCGGCAGCCAAGGAGCTTAGCGGCAAGTTCAAGGGCGGCGTCGGCGCCGGAATGATGGCCTTTGCCGGATCGCAGGCCCGCTCGCTGGCCGGGATGCCTCCGAGCGAGGAAAGCAACGCGCTCATCAACTATGACAATCTGGTCAAAGAGCAGGCGCTTGCGCAGCTCAAAACGACCTTCGGCGGCAATCCCACCGAAGGCGAGCGCAAGGTCCTGCTTGAACTCCAGGCCAGCAGCGGCAAGACGCCGGAACAGCGTGCGGACATTCTGAACCGGGCAATGTCGCTTGCTCAGCAGCGCATCAGCAGCGCCGAACAGCGCCGTGAGGCGGTTCTGAGCAAGACCTACAAGCAGCCCGGCGCGCCCGCAATGGCGCCCACTCAGCCGACGGCTCCAGCAGCTGCGCCCGCACCAGCGCAGCAGCCCAAGCGGCTCAGATACAATCCGGCGACCGGGGATTTTGAGTGATGCCTATTGAAGTTGAGGCGCCTGACGGCACAATCCTTGAGTTTCCGGAAAACACGCCGCGCGAAACAATGCGCGCGGCGATGGCTAAGCGCTTTCCGTCGGCGCCTGCGGCTCAGCCGGCCGCTTCGCCCGTTCCGGCCGCGCCAGCGCCGCGCACCGCGCTTGAACAGCTGGGGCTTGGCACTCGCGCAACCGTCGAAGGTCTTGGCGGTCTGGCCTATCAGGTTGCCGCGGTCCCGCAGAACCTGTTGTCCAATGTTCCCGGCCTTGGGTTCCTGCGAACCGGCAGCCTTGGCGACGCGCTGACCCAAGCGGGCTTGCCGCAACCTCGCGACGCTGGCGAGCGCGTCATGGGATCGGCCATTTCCGGCGCTGCTGGCGCGTTGACGCCCGTGGGCGCCGGTCAGGCTCTGGCGAAGGCAGCAAGCCCCACGGCGCAGCGTCTGGCGCAGGTCTTGAGCGCCTCGCCAGCCCAACAGGTCGTCATGGGAGCCACGGGCGGCGCTGGCGCGCAGGTCGCGCAAGAGGCGGTTGGCGAGGAGGCCGGGCCGCTGGGCAAAGCAGCCGCAGGCGTTGCGGGCGGCCTCGTGGGCGGTTTCCTGCCCGCCGCCGCGACCGGCATCGCGCGCCGCACATTTGGCACCGTGGCGCCCGCAGCAGGTGTGCCGACAGCCGAGGAAACGAAAGCCGCAGCGCAGCGCGCATACAAGGCGGCCGAGGATGCGGGTGTCGTGTTCACGCCGGGCGCCATGCGCCGCGTGGCCGACGACGTCATCGAGCGACTGTCCGAATTTGGCTACAACCCGGCAAACCAGCCGCAGACCGCCGCTGTGCTGAAGCAGCTCGACAGCCTTCAGGACAACGTCGTCGCGTTCAAGGGCCTTGAAAACCTGCGCAAGCAGGCCGTTGCCATCAAAACACCGACGAATCCGTCCGACGAGACCGCAGCGAGGCAGATCATCGCTGCCATTGATGATCTGGTGCAGAACCCGCGAGTGGGCGCGTCGCTCCAGAGCGCCGATGTTCTGTCTGGCCCGGTTGCGCAGGCTGCGGGGGCCGCTGGAGATCCCAAGCGCGCTGCGGCCATGATCTCGGAGGCGCGGGATCAGTGGTCGCGCTTGATGAAGCACAATGAGGTCCAAGAAGCCATCCAGCGTGCAGAGCAAAATGCGGCATCCGCTGGCGCTGGGACCAACATTGAAAACGCAATCAAGCAACAGTTGAAATTGATTCTGCGCGACAAGCGGATTATGCGCGGATTCACTGCCGATGAGGAAAAGGCGCTAAACCGAGCAGTGTATGGCGATTTGCTGCAAAACACCTTGCGATTGCTCGGCAAGGCCGCCCCTACCGGCGCTGTCAGCGGCAGCCTCAGCGCCGGGGCTGGCGCGTATTTTGGTGGACCCGTAGGCGCGGCAGCGCTTCCGGCGGGCGGCTATCTTGCCAAGCGCGCGGCGGATCAAATGCAGCGAGAACGCGCGCAGCGCCTCCAAGACCTGATCCTTTCCGGTGGACGCGCGCAAAATCTTCCTCCTCCGACGCCGCGCGGCAACATCCCGGCCCTGATCAACATCCTTCAGCAAGGTGTCAGCCCATGAGCTACAACGGCGCAGGAACCTTCGTAATCAACAGCGCGGGCCAGCCCGTCGCCGCGGGCACGGCCATCACCGCCACCGCCTTCAACGCGCTGACGGCGGACCTCGCCACCGGCCTCTCGACGGCCATGTGCAAGGATGGGCAGTCGACTGCGACCGGAAATCTGCCGATGGGCGGGTTCAAGTTGACGGGGCTGGGCAACGGATCTGCCGCGACGGATAGCGTTGCGCTGGGCCAGTTGCAGGGGTTGACGGCGAGTTATCTGACCGTTTCCGGGTCCACCACAATCACCGCAACTGCCTCTCCTGCGCTCACCGGATACACGGCCGGTCAAGCCTTTTGGTTTAAGGCAGCGGGGACTTGCTCCTCAAATCCAACAATCAACATTGATGGATTAGGCGCCAAGAACCTATCAAACGGTGCGAATCTTGCCGCTGGAGGCCTGCTTTCGGGGCTGATTTACATCATCGTCTATGACGGCGCGCAATTTTTGGTCGCAAATCCCAGCGGCATTCGGACGCTGACAATCACAAATTCATTCAGTTCAATTGGTTCCACAACTATCGGAGACGCCGCTGGAGACGCATTCACCGTCAACAGCAGCGCCGTCACCATCCCCAACGGCCTGTCCTTCGACACGGACGTCCTGAGCATCGACGCCACCAACAACCGGGTCGGCATCGGCACGACCACGCCGACGCAACAATTCTCGGTCGTTGCGCCTGCCGCCACGGACGCGCAGGCCCTGCTGCGCGCGCCCTCGACCAACAAGTCGATCCTCAACTTCGGCGACACCGCATCCGACACGGTCGGCTCGATCCAGTACGACCACACCGTTGATGCCATGATCTTTTCGGCCAACGCCGCCGAGGACATGCGCATCACCTCTGCTGGTCGCGTCGGCATCGGCACCAATGCGCCGGGCCAGCTGCTTACCGTGGCCGGGACCATCGAAAGCACGACCGGCGGCATCAAGTTTCCGGATGGGACGACGCAGGCGACGGCGAGCAAAATCTTGCAGCAGGTGTCGGCGTCCAGTTCGGCCTATGCCAGCGGCACGACCACGACGCCCGCAGATGACACGATCCCGCAGAATACTGAAGGCACGGAATTTCTGACCGTTTCGATCACGCCAAAGTCGGCCAGCAGCAACCTGCTGATTCAGGTCAACGCCAATTTGGCGGCCAACGTGAACGGAACTTTGACGTCCGCTCTGTTTCGCGACAGCACCGCCGATGCAATCGCTGCGCAAGGTCAATATCTGCTGGCGAATGAATTGTTCGTCAGCGTGATCAGCGTTATCGTTGCCGCCAGCAGCACATCGGCAACGACATTCAAATTCCGTTGCGGCTCGAATAACGCCGGAACGGTCGGAATGAACGGCGTCAGCGGCTCTCGCCTTTATGGCGGAAAAGCCATGTCCACCATCACCGTGACGGAGATCTTGTGATGATCGACCCGCAGACCATGATCAACCTGATCGGCGGCGTTGTCTTGGCCGGGATTGGTTGGTTCGCTCGGCAGGTGTGGGAGGCGGTCAAAGAGCTGCGCGCGGACCTGCACGAGCTTGAGGTCAATTTGCCCAGCCACTACGTCAAGCGCGTCGACTACGCGGCCGATCTGGCCGAGATCAAAGCGCTGTTGCAGAAGATCTTTGATCGGCTTGAGCAGAAGGCCGACAAAGCTTAACGGGAGGCGCGCGTGGCATTTGGCATTGATGACGCAGTCGCGGCCGGGTTGAAGGTTCTCGACAAATTCGTTCCAGATCCGGCGGCCAAGGCAAAGGCTGAAGCCGAGATGCGCGATGCTCTGTTTGCTGCCGATAGGGCGCAAACCGAGCTCAACAAAGCCGAGGCTGAGAGCGGATCGCTTTTTGTCGGCGGATGGCGGCCCGCCATCGGCTGGGTCTGCGCGGCAGCGGTTGCTTACACCTACCTTCTGGTGCCGGTCGGTATGTGGATTGCTTTTGTGATGGGCAAGCCAATCGCTAAGCCTCCGGCGCTTGACAACAATTTGTGGGAGCTGATGTTTGCCTTGCTGGGGCTTGGCGGCCTGCGTACCTTCGAGAAGCTTAGGGGCGTCGCCGCAAAGTGACGCTGTCGGAGCGCGACCGGCAACGCCTCGTCGGCGTTCATCCCGACCTCGTGCGTGTGATCGAGCGCGCCGCGCGCGATGGCTCGATCCCGTGGCGCGTCACCGAAGGCGTCCGATCGATGGACCGGCAGGCCGAGCTTGTGGCGGCGGGGCGCTCGCAGACCATGCGGTCCCGGCACCTTACCGGCCATGCGGTCGATCTGGTGGCCCTTACCGATAAAGGCGCGGCGAAGTGGGATCGCGCCGCTTACGAAGAGCTTGCGGCCGAGATCCTGACGGCGGCTAATGCCGAGGGCGTGCCGGTTGAATGGGGCGGGAATTTTAAGGGCTTCTTCGACGGGCCGCATTTTCAGCTTCCCTGGGCGACGTATCCCGGTTGACCGGCCATGGCGTCACCGCGCCGATTTGGGCTGGCCTTGGCCGAATTTTCCGCCCTGCCGTCGCGCCCAGTCGACCACATGGCAGTACCGATCCGCATCGCGCATCTCCTGCGAGCCGCAGCCGAGCGCGACGACGTCGGCCAGCCGGCGCCCGCAGTAGGCGCACGGGTCTTCAATCCGGACGCCGGGCGGCAGGCTCATCGGTGACCGCTGATCTCGCGCGCCTCGCGCTCCATCGGGTGCGCTTCGTAGCCGTGGCGGGCCAGCAGCCAGAGATAGCGCGCGACGAACCGCACCGGCCCAAGGCGCGCCAGTTGGTCGAGGTGGGCCTGTTCGTGCGCGATCAAGCCGGGATCGGCGGGCCAGGGCGAGTAGTAGGCCCGGCCCCAGGGCATGGTGATGGCCTGGAAGCCGGTGGCGCGCAGGTAGAGGCGGAGTGGCGGAGGGGCGGGGCGGTGGTGGGTCACTCCGCGTCCTCCACCAGATGCGTCGTTGGCTCGGCGAAATACTCGGCGATTTGGGCGCGGAGGCGGGCGTTGTGGGCGCGCAGCCGCTTTATCTCTGCTTCAATATGAGCAATGCCGTAATCAAGGCTTGGTGGACGTTCCCACATTTCATGTAAATGGTCGCGCTTCCCTTCGCAAAACTCGGTCATTGACCATCCAAGCTTGTGCTGCTCCGAATGGTTTATTGATTGCCATTCGATCAGCCGCTCGACCTCGGCCCGCAGTTGCGCCCTCTCGTCGTCGGCCGCTTTACCGACGATCTCCAGCGTCGAGATGACCGTCCGCGCCTCGTCGCGCTCGCGGGTTAGCTTCTCGATCTCTTCCCGCAACAGGTCCCCGCCCTCACATGCGGCTTGATGCGCCTGATGTAGCCGCTCGACCTCGGCCCGCGCCTCGTCGCGCTCGCGGATCGCGGAGTCAAGCGCGGCCTGCAACTGCTTGTGCGCGGCCTCGAATGCGCGGAGGCGCTCGATCTCAAACGCCAGCGCGAATTCTGTTTCGCGGATGAAATCGCCAGCCAGGAGGCCGTCCGCGATTTGCGGTGGGGTGTATGTTCGGGTCATAGCTTGACCTCCAGTGCAGAGCGCGCCACTCGCTTGGCTTCTTGGCATTCTTCGCAGCATGTGTTTGCCGCGATTGATGTCAGCGTCGCCCGCAGCCGATCAATCTCATCAGCCGCTTCTGCGCCGGTAGCCTCAAGAGAGACTATCTGTGCGCGCAGCCGCTCAACCTCGGCCAGCAGCATGGCGCGGTCGCGGGTCAGCTGCTCGTCACTCATCGCGTTCCTCCCCTCGCGCCTTGCGGATCTCCCGCACCAGCAGCCCTAGCTCATCCGCCCTAATGTGTATTTGTCGCCGCGCCTTCGGCTCCTGCGCCGCCTGCGCTTGCTGATGCAGCCCGGCCATCCGCTCGCGGATCAGGTCCTCGACCAGCCGCAGCGCCCGCAGCAGCGGGACATCGCCGCTCATCGCAGCAGGCTCAGCAGGGCGGCGACACCGCCGATCATCGCGAGCAGATAGGCCGCGACCGCGAGATATGGGATCGCGCTGGCGATCCGTCGAAAAGCGTCGTTCATCGTTGCATCCTCCTGTCGCTGGCGCATTCGTGCCAGACGACTTTGTGGGTTGCGGGCATGTTCGCCCTGATCGCCGCTGCTGTCTCGCGGCATTCCGCGAACGAGCGCATCGGGAAGGATGCGCCGTCGCAGATGCGGCCGCCGTCGGCGGTGTAGAGGCAGATGGCGAGGAGCAGGGTCATTTGTCGCTGACTTGCCCAAGCGGCAAATTGCCCATTGAGAATTCTTGTTTACCGGCCTCGTGCGCAAACATGGCAATCTTTGTTTCAGAATACAGCGATTCTGTAACGTTTTTCGCCAGCTTGTGAAGCGCGGAGGCCCGCTCGATATCCATCGAGCCAGAAACGACTTCCCCAATGGCCCTTGCCAGAACTTCGCGCAATTGACCCGTCGTCTCGATCTTTGGTAACGGCATTTATCGCACTCCCAAGTTTTTGAACAAATTGAAGGGCAAGATCAATGTCAGCAAGCCTCGCCATGTAAACTTCGGCTTTTGGCATGCAAAAATCGCAAGGCGTCAGATCGCTCACCAAATTCCACCCGTTGTGCCAAGGCTTGTGGCGGCCGTGGAATACGGCTGTCCATTTGCGGTTGAATTGCCTAACGTTGCGATCGTCGCTTTGAACGCAACCGCAAAAATCGCATTGAAAGCGATTGTCGTCCAAATCTTCTGTTTCTTGCAGCCTGAACAAGCTTGGCATTGCGCACACCCTTGATGTGCCGGGGATGCCGCCCCGGCCCGCTCACCACATCGTCCGCCGCAGGTGACGCGGCACCGGCCGAGTGCCCGGCCGATCAGGAAAACGCGATCAGTGCGAAAAACAGCACCGCGCCAATGAGGGAAATGGCCAGGAAATCGCCGGCAACGCGAACGAGGCGGGTCATTCCACCACCTCCGCAACGCGCTTGTTGGCCTCGCTCAAGATCGCCTGCACCGCGTCAGGGCTGACCGCCTCGATGGCGTCGAGCGTGGCGCGCTGGGCGGCCAAGATGCGGTCGAGTTCCTTGACCTCCCGAGCCGCGCGGATCGCGGTCACAATTGCTCGCGCCTTGTCGCGCAGCTCGGCGGGCAGTTCATGGGCGCCGGTCGTCGCGGATTGGGGGTCCGCCGCAGGAGGGGAGGCTGCGTCCGACACGGCCGGCGCGTAAGCGTCGGCGTCTTGTTCGATGTTGTCGATAAGGGCGGCGACCGCCGCAGCGGGCGTCGAAGCCGGAGTGACGTCACGCATGGTCACGCTGCGTTGCTGAGGCGCCAAATCGTCCTCGGCCTGGATGCCCAG